GCAAAACAGCCCCAAAACCACCCAAAAGTTGTAAAGCCTGCCGACACCTAAAATAACACGATTACAACTAATCGTAGCACAATCTCAATAGTGCATGTATAGGATTTTGGTTGTCACATTACTGTGATTTCAACATCTTATCCCACCATCAATGTATAAATCTCCCGTATAGTATATATATGTACTCCACCGCGTGTAGCGATAGCGAAACGAAGTGAAGCGGTAGCGTGAAACCGCAGAAACCAAACCTAAATAAACGTTCGCAAAAGAACGATGGTCACGAATCACGAACAACCCAACAACCTGAACAGGGCGGGATAAAATGACAGAGTCGCGCAAACCTCAACGAGACGCGAGAAAAAAACAGAAACCCGCCCATTTAAAGCCAATCAAAGAACCAACGCCAAAGCAACAAGCGATCATTACAACTGTCAATAACCATCCCAACCTATCAACCTATCAAGTCGCCAAGATATGCGAGACCGATCATAGTTACGTCGTCCAGATCATGCAAAGGTACGGGATAACACATAATTTAATACATGATTATAAGTCTAACCGGGCAGATATATTCGCAGGATTACAGCATAGGTTATTACAGAGTATCACTGATGAGGACATTAAAAAGGCTCCGATAGGCTCAAGAGTACTCGCAGCGGCCCAAATATATGACAAAGAGCGCCTGGAGCGTGGTGAAAGCACACAGAATCTGCATCAGATCGTCGATGTGATAAGCCGAATTCAGGCTCAGGTGCGAGGCGATGCTGTTGATAAGTCCAGTTGTCAACCTACTAACGAGTTGTTGATAACTCCCCCCACTAATGAAATCAAGGGGTTACCCACTAAATAGTTTACATAATGGTTGTCATAATGTATCTTATACGACATGGTGTGTTGATGGTGGAGCGTGTACGCCGTGTGTGGGTGGTAAGTGGAGCGAGTGATCAATATACCCACATGTGTGTGCTGTTCGATGGGTGCGGAGGGTGCGAACATCCAGGAGGGGGGGTACCGGGGTGTGTTGGTGTGGTATATGTCCTTAATGAACCCCGCCTATAAAAGGAATTTTAGTTGAAAGAAATTTCCTGTGAGTTGGTTAATGAGGTTATGGGGAAATATCCCCTGATGTTTCTTGAGATGAATGAGCCACAGAGTTGGTTTATTCGTGTGAAGAATAGTCAGGGCAGGACACCAAGAAGGAGGATATTGGAGGCGGGAAATAAGGTCGGGAAGACGTATAGTGGCATTGCGGAGGATTTAGCCCACATGATGGGTTATAGGCCGTGGTTGGCAAAGGATGATCCTGATTATCGTATAGACATCAAGGTTCCTAATACGGGTCTTGTGGTGGGTGAGACGGTTATGCATTCCATCGCCGAGAAGATAGTTCCGACTTTCAGGGAATTGATACCGGATTACTGCAAACCGTCATTTAAAGCGGGGCCGACCGGCGTTCCGATTAAGGTTACGTTGCCAATTGATGTTTACGGGAAGAAATGTGGATCGGAATGTTACTTCAGGTCATATGACCAGAGGGCGGATACGTTTGAGGGAATAGATTTTGCGTGGTGTCATTTTGATGAACCACCTCCGTTGGATGTGTTACAGGCCATTGAGCGTGGGAAGGTGGTCACTAATGCGCCCTCCTGGTACACCATGACGCCATTGAAACAGGCGTATTTCTTTGAGATGTTTAGCTCTAAAGCGGGGATACGGCATTAGATGGTTGACTTTGATGAAGTGGATGAATTTGACGATGAGATTGCCGTTATCCGTGGTGAGATATGGGATAACTGCCAGGATTGGTGTTACAAGTGTGATTTGGTTATTCCAGAGAACGATCCCAAACGCACTATGAAGCGTTGTCCTAAGTGCAATCGCATTATGGGGTTTATTCTTAAGGCTGGGATCATTGAATATCTTAAAACCCTTGATCCAGAGGAAAGAGAGGCGAGGGAGAAGGGTGTTTGGAAGCATCTTTCTGGTTTGGTTTATAAGGAATTAGACAGGGAAATACACATTTACAACGATTTTCCTATTCCTAAGTCATGGATGAAAATAGAAAGTGTTGATCCCCACGATGCAAGGGCAACACATTGGGCGTTTGGTGCGGTGAGCCCAGAGGAAATAGAGATATTTGGAAAGAAACGACATAGGATTTATTGGTATGAACAGCTTTTACCTAAAGGTGATATAGAGTCCATTGTTAGAAATGTCAAGGGATTGCGGGCAATGCAGGGCTATGCAGAACCTTCTGTTGTTATATTGGATAAGAAACATGGTGAAAAGACGCAGATTGAAGAAAAATCATGGCAATCAGAACTTGAAAAGGCTGGTATCAGGCATATACGGCTCTCTCATTCGTCAGCAGGAGATGTAGAGTTGGGCCATAAGGTTGTAAGGGAATATCTAAAACCACAGTATTCAACCTTGTTAGGAGAAGCAAAGCCGGGGATGTTGTTTGCAAAACGAGGATGTGGTGGCCCGAAGGGTATTATCCAGTATATGTTTAATTATCAGTACAAGGAAGATGGGGATAGGCCAGAGGAAAAGTACAAAGATTGGGCGGATTGTGTAAGGTACGCCGCATTGGAACAACCCGTGTATCGTGGCCCGAAGGAAGAAACAGAGATACAGGAAGCACTACAGTCAAGAATGGATAATGCTTATAAACTCAGGAGATTCGGAAGTGGGACAACCAGACAAATTGCCGTTTAAGTTAAATCTTCCCACCGAAGATGCCAAAGTGGAAGCATTGGTATTGATTCTGCGACACTTAAAGGGACTAACTTCTGCTATCGAGAAATGTATTGTGAAGGATGAAAACAATGCCAAGACCTGACGATATTGAATATACTAAATTGCAATGGCTTTTAAAACGGTTGGGTTCTTCTGAAGATTATTGCCGGCCTTACTTTGAAAGGGCTAAACGCCATTACAAACTCTGTCGTTTTGGTTCAGCAATAGCAGAAGAAGACTGGCCCTATGTTAACAGGACACGATCAAGAGATATATTTGCATTTATCGAAGATTCGGCGGCAATGATGGTGCAAAGTCTTTTGGGGCAATATCCATTTTATTCCGTGTTGCCAAGAAGGACTTCACAGTTTGAACTTCAATTTGGTTTGGATTCGACTAAAATTGCAGAACAGATTGGAATCGCGCTTAATTACCAGATCGGACATGAGGATACAGAGTTTTTTGAGGAGATGGTGGATTTCTTTAAAGAGGGGGGGATTTTTGGCACTTCCTATCAGGGGATATATCCACGTTTCGACAGCAAGGGGCAATATGCGGGGCCGTTAATTAAGACTACCGGGTTTTGGGATGTTCTTCCGGTGACGGGCGCGAGAAGGGTTTCTAAGGCTCGCGGCGTATTTGTTCGTGAATTTATGTCCTTAGAAGAAGTTCAGGATTTAGTTAAGAAATTTAATAAACCGGAATTAATTAAAAAACTCGGTTCTGCTCCGGGTATGGAAACTGATAAGGAATGGCACAAGGCGCTTTTGGCTGAATGTGGCATATCTGATTACGAACCGGATGCCGATAGTATCGAAGTGGTTCATTACTTCTCCGGTGGTCATGTAATGACAATGGTTAACCGTGCAATAATTATACGAGATAGCAATGAGCCCATTAAAAACTCTTTGGGCAAGGATCAAGTGGTTAAACCTTTCCCCTATGATCTTCCTATTGTTCAGTATAAGTATATTCCCATGCCGTTAGAGTTTTTTGGTGTTGGGATACCAGAAACTCTTGAGGTTTTGCAGGAAGATAAGAATTTGATCCGTTCGGCACGTCGAGATAACATTGATCTTGTAATTAACAAGGTTTTAAAGGCGCGTGCGGGAGCCGATATTAACTATGACCTGATTAAATACTATGCGGGTGCTATATGGCCTTTAGAAAACATTAACGACATAGAGCCTCTTGAAACGCAGGATGTGACACAATCGGCATACATGGAGGAAGATAAAGTACGTTTCGACATGGAAAATGCCTTATCTATGTTTGGATATGCACGGGGTATGACACCAACGCATGAGGAGAGACCGACAACGGTTATCAAATTGCAACAGGCCTCCATGAATAGGATTGACCTTGCGGTTAAGTTAGCAGAGTTTACCGTGTTACAACAGATTGCGACACGGATTGTCATGTTGACCAGACATTTCATGCCGCAAGCGGAATATGAAGCGATTGTGGGAGAGCAGGATGCCGGTTTATATAAGTTATCCGAAGAAGCGATCAAGAAGTTTTATCTATTTAAACCACTTGGTTCATCTATTACACATATTAAAGAGATTCGTCAACAACAACTTACATTTGCCATGCAGACATTAGCACAGGTTACTCCGATGGCTATGCAGAGTGCGGAACCATTCCAGGTGAATTGGTATGAAGCCGCAAAGGAAGTCATGGAGGCCGCTGATTTAAAGAGCATAGATAAGATTCTCGTTAAAATTCCACCGAAAGTAGCGCAGCAACAGATACAAATGGCAGATGCAAAACAACTCCAGATGGTTAAATACGGTGAAGATTTAAAGACAAGTAATGAAATAAAGACCATATTCGCACAGGCTCAAGCGGATGTTATTGTGAATAACGCGAAACCGAAGGAAACGAAAAATGCCAGTCCGAAGTAAGAAGCAATTTAAGTGGATGGCTATTAATGAGCCGGTAATATTAAGACGTTGGCAAAAAGAGCATCCGGTGGATTTTAAGAAATTGCCAAACAAGAAAAAGAAGAAAGGGAAATGATGTTTGACGAGGATGAATTAGTTAAAACAATAGCGAATCTTATAACACATAATCTTCCAAAACCGGGAAATAACAGAGAAATATGTTTGTTGGCAATGGCGTTAATAGCATCTGGACAAGCACTTTTAAGTATAATTATTGATGAGAAAGGAAAATAAATGGATTCTGCACAACTCAAGAGGATGATTCTTGATAGTTCCGAATCATCGGGAATAAGAAAAAAACTCACTGAAACCCCACAACCGGGAATCACGACCGACGATATTGTAGAAATGGGACAGGCTATCGAACAAACGGTTGCGACAAAGGGATGGGCCTTTATTGATTCCTATCTCGTGAAGAAATGCGACCCGAATGTACTTCTTTTTGGTGATGATGATCCGTTGATAAAAGGTGAAGCGCGCGGTGCAATTCATCTAATGCAGTATATAGATCAAGTAATTAAAGCAAAAAATGAGATTTTAAGGAGAGCGAATGAACCGAGGCCGACCTCCGCTGAACCGACCAAACGTAGAGGACGCCCTAAGCGCGATTCCTGAAGATAAACGCGGAAATAGGACATTAAGGGAGATCATTGAGGAGATTCGTTGTTTGCTACAACCCTATCGAAACAACTTACAGATAGGAATAGAATTAAACAACAATGAACCGAAAATCATCAAACTTAACTATGAAATTTTTCTATAGCAGTTCGCCGTAAAAGGCCACCTCCTAAAGCATTTTAGGGGGACATAATGTCTAAGGAAGGTATCGAAAACCTCCCTGATGTTACCGGATTGGAAACATTTGTATCAGCCGGTGACTTAAATCAGGATACAGGTTCAAGTGCGCCCGATACAACGCAATCAACGTCTCAGAACAGCACACAGCAAAACGTAAACGCTGATACTGGGAACCAACAGCAAATTCCTGACATTGAAAAGTCATACAAGGAAATTCAGGGATTTGCAACTCGTGTATCGCAAGAAAACTCTGAATTAAAAAAGGCACTTGCACAACTAAAAGAACAGGTTGAATTGGTTCAGCTTCAGCAGCAGCCAGTCCAACGATCACAACCACAAAATGCAGGAAAGGATTTTGATTCTTTATTTATCGAAAATCCGCAACAGGCCATTACTGCCGTTGCTTCACAAGCAATGCAACAACAGTTGGAAGTATCGCGTAAGGCTGATGTTTTGCAAGAAGAATATGCAAAAAATTCAGAGGAATATCAGGAACGATATGCATATGCGAGTAGGCTTTTACCGCAGTATCCGCAACTTGGCTCATCTCCTGCCGGATTAAGAAAATTGTTCGAGTTAGGGGATAAGATAAGATTGTCGGAATATCAACGTAAAGGCATGGCACTTGTCAAGGCTGCACTCGGTGATGACGTTGATATTGAGAAGTTTAAACAACTTGTCAAGTCAGATCAAGCCGGTACAACTAATCAAACTCAAACAAATAACGCCTATATGCCCGACACAACTATGTCAAGCAGAACCGGAACAGATTCAGGGAAAAACGTGACTATTGATCAGGAAATTCAAGCGGGAGTTAAATCAGGCGACATGGACGCGGTTCTTAACGTTCTCTTTAAAGAGAAAGGACTGCGTAAATAAAAGGAGCATATAAATCATGGCTTTAGCATCAACAAACTTTATGACAGGAACAGGAGGATACGGGACTACCCTGTCAACAAAACTGGATAAACTCGATTGTAGCCAGGTCTTGGCGGCAGTCCTTTTGGCAGATAAACAGCTTTTGGGTCATATCCGGGTAGGAGCGCCCGGTACGACTATTGAACATAACTGGCTCGAAGATGAATTGAGTCCGGCATATGTCTTGTGCCAGACAGCGGCATCAACGACCTGTACGGTTGTCGGCGGCGTTCCTGCTACTTCTACGTCTTTGCGTAGAATCGTCAGGGATAATGCTATTCTTCAACCCGCAAATGCGGAGTGGCTGTTTCAGGTTTCCACCAACAATGCCACGGTATTGACAGGAGCGGTATATGGAAACACGACTGCGGCCTATGACACAAGCGACACGACCACAAAAATGTATATCGTCGCCAATCCCTATACGGATATTACAGACGCCTCGGATGATATTTCTCAGGCAAGATCGAAACGAATGAACTTCATGCAGGTATTTGAACGGGCTGTTGCTATTTCGCAGACCCGTAAGAATATGAGCATGGAAGCGGTTGTCGATGAACTTCAGTTGCAGATCAAGTATCGCACGATGGAAATCAAGCGTGAACTTGATATGTCTGTTGTTCGTGGGTATGGGCGCGGTTCTGGCGGTGCGGCTCCGAGCGGAGACTATGAATTGAGAACCATGTGCGGAATTATCCAGTTGATCCGAGATTGGGATTTGGACGGAACAAATGAGGATACGACTGTAATTCAGGCATCGGCGGCTCTTACGTTGGCCCATCTCAATTCTCTTTGTTACAAGATCTACAATCAAGGTGGTCTTGATGAAACCAGTTCGCCTATTTTTGTTGTTGGCCCAAAGCAACAAAGAGTTATTGCCGGATTCGAGAAAGAACTTCGGCGCGTAGAACAGGGTGAAAGAATTACCGGGTATTACAGGGATATCTTCCTTTCGGATATGGGTGTGGAAATCCCCGTTGTTCTTGATCGGTGGATGCCGAGTGACAAGTTGATTCTTCTTGACAGGTCAAGGATTGCCCTTGTTCCGCTACAGGGTGATTCGTGGCATATGGAAAAAATGGCAAAGACGGGACGTAGTGAGAAGTGGCAGATTTCCGGTCAGTATACCATTGAACTCAGAAATGCTGATAAATGCCACGGGCTTTTATACGACCTGAGTTAGGTGTTTTAATGCAAACGGCCATTGAGCAAAAAACAGATTACCTGGGAGCCAATAAAGATTGGTTGGACTTCGTTCAGGACATGTCCAACCATACTGGAGATGCCTATGGTGAGATGTGGATTGCCAATGCACGAGAAAATAAAAGTTTAGTTAAGGAATGTGGATGGATTTCAGAGTCGCAGGAAGCCTATACGGGCAAAACGGCGGTTCTTTGTGGTGCATCTTCAGCCATAACAAAACAATTCGGTGAGTTAGGAACCATCCTGCACGATCCCGATTTTGTATTTATCGGGTTGACTTCAGGAATAAAGATGTTGATTGAGAATGGTATTAAACCTCAATACTGCATGATGATGGATGCTGATGTTAAACAAGAGCGGTTTTGGGAAGGTCTTGATTTAGAACAGACCAAAGACACAACACTCATTGCTTCCGTTACCGCACCTAATGTTCTTTTGAAAAGATGGAAAGGGCCGATAAAATTTATTGCCGTAAGTGCTGAATATAAAAACGCAGAGAAGAAATTTAAGAAATGGTTTGATCCTGTAAATGGATGTGGAGTTTTCTTCCATGCGATTTTTAGCCAGTACAATACTGCGGCGGCTATTGCCTACTTGATCTTTGGGGTACGGATATTAATTTTTGTAGGCAATGAGTTAAGTTTCCCAGAACAAGATGCGCCTTATTATGCAGACCGAAAAGACGTAAAGGATACATGGTTACGCGGAAAACACCCCGATATTTATGGCAACGTCGTTTATACCAATCGTATGCTTATGTCTTTAAAATTAGCATTGGAAGATTATCTTGGGAAGTTGCCGGGATGGTTCCTTAATTGCACCGAAGCGGGTATCTTTGGAGTTAATGTGCGGTATGGAAACGTACCGTGGATTTTTAACATGAAATTAGGGGTAGGAATTAATCAAGCTCGTAGCATTATGAAAACGGGTAGCCCCATATACATTTAGGAGGTTTTTAGAATGAGCGACTTTTCAGAATTATGCCCTCTGTTCAATACGGGCGTTTATAGTGAGGTAACTTTTGCTCAGTTACATTTTACGGCCTGTTCACCAACCAACAACGCAATGGTGGGGCCATTAACGGCGGCAAAATATCCCGGTTCGTTTAAATTTCAGCGCACCGTGGTTGTAACGAGAATTTACACACAGAAACTTGGCGACGCGGGAACGGCGGTTATTCTTACGGCTGGTCATCGGGTAGCTACGGGAACGGCGGCAAAGACCGTCTTTGCCTCTATTGCGTGGACTTCCACGGATACGATATTTGTGGAGGGAATGGTACGGAAGATGACACAGGCCGCTAATAAGACCTTTTTGGCGGCTGATGTTCTGGATTTTGGAACAAAAACATCTGTTACCGATCCCGGTAAATAC